GTGTCCCCGACGACCGTGGTGCGGACCGTCCACCGTTTCAGCGGGTTGTCGTCCGCCATGTCGACCGCGACCCGGTCCCCGGTGTCCGGGTACAGCGTCACGTACAGGCCCGCGGCGAGGTTCTCCGACTCGGCGTCGAACACCACCAGCGGATTCGGGCCGGCGGTGAGCAGCGTCTTGAACGCCGCGTAGTGCAGGCGGATCACAGCAGGCCCTCTATCGCGTCCTCGATCGCCTTCAGGAACTTCGGTTCCTCGTCGTCGAGGGGCGCGTTGATGTTCAGCACCGCCGTGTTCTTGACGGTGCCGAAGTACAGGATGTTGCCGAGTGCGCCCTGACGTTTGTCTTTGTCGGGGCCGATCTCGGCGCTGATCTCCGACCGGGACGATTGCGTGTCGTACGAGATCGACGCGGGGAACGCCGGGAACCTCCGATGCCCGGCCGCTTCGGCCTGCATCTGCTTCTTGATGTTCAACGCGCCACGCTGTACGACCGGGCGCATCTTCTTCGGGACGTCACCGGCAGCGGCGCCGAGCTCCGCGGCGAACTTGTGCACGTCGGAGGCGTCGAACTCGGTCACGACTGAACCTCCTCGACTGCGAGCCGGCGGGCCGTCATGAACGTCTTGTGGACCAGCGACGCCACCCGGAACCTGCACCCCACCAACTCCGGGTCGAGGCTGCTGGAGGTGACCGTGAACACGTCATCCACCGCCGCTGCAGGCGCCGACATGGGCAGGTCGACCCGGAACCTGGTCTGCACAACGACCCGGTCCCCGGCCTGGTTGTCCTGGCCCAGCGCGTCGACCGTCTGGATCCTCGCCTTGCCGGCGTACTTCAACTCGCCGGGAGTGTCGACGTACTGGCCGGAGTCCTCGTCCAGGACCCGTTCACCGGGCCCGCGGAGTTCGACGGTGTCGACCATCAACGACTCAGCGGCTTCACGGCCAGCGGCCAGGGCCGCGTCAGCGCTCACCGTAGGCCACCAGGCGGACGCTGTTCGTTCGACGGCCGGCGCCCGGAGTCAGGTCCGCCAGTTCGTCCGGCGTGACCGTGAGAACCCCGGAGGACAGCAGCGCGTCCCGGCGGTACCGGTAGTCGTCGATCTGTTCCTCGGACTTGCCTTCCGGGTTACGCAGCACCCGGATCACCATGTTCGCTACGACCCGCACCACGTTGCCGGCCGACACTGTCCCCGCAGCGAGGTTGCCCTCGAGAGCGGGGAGTCGGGCGGTGAGCAGCGCCCACGCGTCTTCCAGGTAGGCCTGGGCGTTCGTGGTTTCCGCCGCGGTGAGAGGACGGAAACGGTCGGCGATGTCAGATGTCGTCGCAGGGTTCGGCATCGTCGTAGACCCTCTCCCAGATCAGCGGAACTTCCTGGCCTGGCAGGAGAGCGTTCCAGTTGGCCCGCGTCTGTTCCGCGGGTGCTTCGCTGACGGGGGTGAGATCGACCGTCGAATCCTTCGCGTTCGCGACTTGATCCGGGGGACAGGTCAGGTCCCGCCCCCGCCAGCGTGGCAACATCAGCGCCCGGCGTCCTTGGCGCGCTGCTTCGCGGCCTCGATCTCCGGGGTCGAGGCGTCCTGCGGGGTCTGCAGCGTGTAGTTCTCCCGCGGGGTCTTGTCCGGCGACTCGCCGAAGTAGCCCTGCTCGTTGGCCTTGTCGAAGGCCTCCTGCACCTGCTTCTCGCCCGAGTCGCCCGGGGTCGCCTTCTTCTTCGCTTCAGCCATGATGCCTCTCCTTGTCACTCAGGGACGGAACTGATCAGCGCGTAGACCCGCGCCGCGCCGGTGGTGGCGGCGGTGCCGGTCTGCGCGTAGGTGGCAGTCAACGTCCGAGCGACCGTTTCGGCCGCGTACGGGCCCTTGCCGCCCGTCGGGTACACCCCGGGGGTGCCTTCGGTGACGTCAGCGGCGGCGAGGTACTTGTCGGCGGTGTTGCCGTCCCCGAGGGTGAGGACGTTGGTCGTGCCGGCGTTGAACGCCGTCGTGACCTGTACCCACGCCTGGATGACGACATCCCCGACCTCGAGTTCGTCGATCTCGACCGTCGTGTCACCGAACACGACCTGCCCGGACACAAGACGCAGAGCGCCGGACTCGCCGGGAGCCGATGCCCGCAGACTTCCTTCAGCCACGGCGATCAGCTCGCCGGGCTGCGCAGGACGGCGAACGGGTAGCGGTTCGCCTCGGTGCCCTGCTGGTAGTTGATCGGGTTCGCGACCGCGTACGCCGCACGGAACACGAGCCGCAGAGCGACCATGTCCTGCTGCGGCAGGTTGTAGATGATGTTGCCGTCGGGGTCGGTGATGACGCCCTCGGTGATCAGCTTGTAGGTCATGTCCTGACGGACGCCCACGACCAGGTTGGTCCAGTCGCCCACCAGCAGTTCGGCGGCGTTCGTGCCGGTGGGCCACAGACCCGGCAGCGCGTACCGCGGCATCGGCAGGTCAGCCGGCAGCGGGATCGTCTCACCGGTGGTGGCGCGCACCTGACGCAGCCGGCCCTTCAGGGAGATGTTCCCGACAGCGCCGTTCGGGGTGTAGCCGTCGAGCTCCAGGGTCGCGAGCAGGTCCGACAGGTCACCATGGATCCCGCCGGCCGCGGCGGCGTTGGTGCCGCGAGCAACCACGTTGCCGGCCGCGACAGCGTCAGTGACCAGCGCACCCTCGGTCGCCCAGGTGGTCGGGGCGCTGGTTCCGAAGATGACCGCGGCGTCGAGAGTGCGGGCGATCGCCGCCTCCATCAGCGGCTGGATCGCGCCCCACACGTCGAAGCCGGCGTCGTCCAGGACCGCCTCAGGGATCGGGACGATCGTCGCGATCTCCTCGACGTACATGTACTTGTTGTCCCACGCCGCCTCGGTCGTCTGCTTCAGGCCGGTGTCACCCGACACGAAGTAGGCGGTCGGGAGCGCCGACAGCACCGGGAACCGGGTCTGGTTCCGCGACATCGGGATCCGCTGCCCCATCTCGAGAACCACGGACTGCGCGGACAGCGAGGTGAGCATCGCCGAGGACACTTCCTCGGGGACGAGCGCCGCGGTGTCAGTGCGGCTCACCAGAGAGTTGTAAGGCACGGTGACCTCCTAGGTCATGGGGTTGGGCAGCTAGGCCAGCCGTGCCGACTGGTGCTGCATCTCACGCGCGGCCGGTGGCTTTGCGGATCAGGCTGTTCATGCCCGCGGGCGCGGGCGGGGTGGTGCGGGTGCCTCCGTCGAAACTCGGCACCGTCGCCTCAGTGACGGGGACGAGCTTCTCGACAGCGGCAGTGATCGCCTTCTCGTCCGGTTCTCCGTCGTCGCCGACGAACTTGGACAGGTCGACGATGTCGAGGACCGCTGACGTGTCGAACGACGGGTTCCGTTTCGACGCCAACGCGTCAAACCGTGACGTCGCCAGACGCTTCCCGAACTCGGCGGTCGCGGACGCCCTGCCGCGGGCCTCGGCCTCGGCGGCGGCCTTCTCCGCCTCGGTCATCGACGCCTGACGAACCTTTTCCAGTTCGGCAGCGGTCGACTTCGCCTCGGTGCGGTACTTCGCGTTCTCCTTGCGGAGCTTCTCGACGTACTCGGCATCGAACGTCTTCGCTTCTTCGGCTGCCGGTTCTCCCGCCGGGGGAGCCTCGTTGACAGCTTCAGGTGCAGCTTCGCTCATTGTCGCCCTCCTGGGGCTTTCCTGGGTTCCTCTCGCCACCTGGACGAGAGCGATCAAAGGAGGTAACCGAACCGCTTCAAGAGGCGCACAGCCTCGACTCGGTCGTCACCTGATTCGCGATAGATCTGTTCCGGGGTCAACCGCACCCCCGGTGATCTTCCGTGTGCCGTGGTCGACTCGCTGGTCAACCTGCGGCCGGCGGGATCCATGTAAAGCGCCCGGCGAGCGTTGATGACCTGCGAATGGTCGGCGCCTTCGCTGATCGCTTTCTGCTCGGCCTTCGTGACCCCGTTGACTTTGCCTTGCGTGAACAGGGCCCGCGGGTCCGTGCGCACATCGCCCGCCGTGTCTTCACGGGTCGGGATGTGGCGACAGTCGCAGCCGGGGTGGCGTTGGAAGCCTTGGTTCCAGCGGAAGAACTTGCCAGCGAGGACCGCACAGCGCGGGCAGCACGGCGGGTTCACCATGCGTGTCCATCCCACGTCCACGCGGGCGGCGATCCCGACACCGGCAGCGACCCGGCCCGCGTCAGTGACTTGCGTGACCGACATCAACTCCAAGGCGCGCACCGTCTGCGCCTGCTCGAGCAGGGACCGCAACGGTCGGCCGTCAGACGCCGACGCCGCGAACGCCGCCGCGGACACCACACCGTCTGCAGGCGCTTCGATGTTCTGCTCAGCGAGCATGTCATCGACAGCCTGCGCGCCGTCCTGCGCAGCCCGGCGCATCACCACCGTGAGCACCGGGGTGAGCCGGGCCGGGGCCGGCCACGCCGACCGCGCAGCGGCGACAGCGACAGCCTGCAGCCGCTGCTGGCTACGGTAGTGGGCCAGAGCCGACCGGAGCATCCGCCGTCTCCCGCAAGGCACGCTCGAGCAGCGGATCAACCGCCGCTTCACGGTCGTCCTGCTCCATGCGCTCGATTTGGGTCTGGGTGTAGCCGACGTCCTCGCGGCCCTGACGCAGCGACGAGATGCCCGCCTGGACACGTTTCACGACCGCGTCCGTGAGTTCGGCCTCAGTGCGGAACTCAGGGTTCCGCCAGATCGTCTCCATCGCCGCCGCCGAAGACGCGTCCAGGCCGGCGGCGCGCCGAGCCAGACGCATCGTCTCCTCGTAGCCTTCGGCCCACGACCGCATCCGCTGCCGGACCTTCGACACCAGCCCGGACTCGGACGCCTTCAACGTCTCACCGTTGACGTTGTTCAACTCGCCAAGTAGGTACTGCGCCGGCGTACGGGTACGGGACGCGATGTCTTTCACGTCCTCCCGTTTCGCTGCCGAATACGGATCCAGCGGCGCGGCGTCCCACTGCCCGAACTTCGTTTCCTGAACCTCGGTCGTCACCATCCGGTTCCGGCCGATGTCGATCGTGTTCGGGTTGCCGTCGTCGTCCTCGTTCGGCCACGCCACCGCCCACTTCTGCGGGAACGCGCCGTAATCCTGGGTGATCAACCGGTCCGCGATCGTCTTATTGATGCGGTCCTGCACGTCGGTCACGTCCGACAGTTCCGACACGCCACCGGTCAACAGCCGCGGATTGTTCGGGATCTCGATCAGCGACACGACACCCAGCGGGTTCACGGCCGGCCACGCCTCGCCCGGAACCTCACGAGGGACCCACTCAGGGTTCGACGGTGCCGCCCCTGACCGGGGCCGGGGTGCCTTGAACTTGAAGATCTGCGACGGCAGGTACAAGGTCGCGTGGATCTCCTGCGTCCAGTCGTCGTCCCACACCTTCAACCCTGCCGCACGCACCCTCCGGTTCGACCCAGGCTGGTACTCGACGATCGCCTGCGACGCGTGCTCGATCCAGATGTGCGGCGTCGCCTGGTCGGTCGGGTTCGGCGCAACCAAGGTGTACGACTGGCCGGAGATCAAAGACTCCAAAATCCCCATGTCGGAGTCGGCGTCCAGGTTGTTCGCCTGCCAGATCCGCCACGTGTCCCGGTCGGCGCTGTCCTCGTCTGGGCCGAGCCGGAACCCCTCGATCTGGGCCCGTTCCGCGGACGCGTCACACACCAAACCCATGTAGTTCGACCGGGTCATCTTCAAGATGCGGCGGAACTCATCGCGGGCCTGCGGCGCCAACCACGGCAACGGGTGCTCGCCGATGTAGTAGTCGTTGTAGAAGTCGACCAAGCCCCGGCGGGCAACGAGTTGCTTGTAGAGGCGCGCCACCCACCAGTTCGGCGACAACGGCTCGAGCGGATCAGGCACGCTGCCTCCTCTTTCAGTACGCGGACGCGCGTCCCTTGACGCGGGTCAAGCCCTTCTTGCGTTCCCATTCACCGGCTGCGGTCACGTCACCGGCCGCCTCATGGCAGATGATCGACGCCACACACGCGTCGATCTTCTGCTGCTGCGACGCCTTCGACAGCACGTAGCGTTGACTCGGCCGCGGCGCCTTCCGGGCGTTCCGCATGTGCAACGCCGTGATCTCGCAGGCGTCATGCGTGAACTCCGACCCGGCCTTCACCACATCCGTCAACAGCCGCTGGCAGGCGCCGTGCATCTGCACCGGCCGGTACGTCTCCCACCGGATCACACGTTTCTCGCCGTACTTCTCCGCCCAGGCGTCCATCTCGGACTCCCAATCCGGCGGATCCCCGTACATGCGGACCACGTCGAACGTCGAAAACACTTCCTCCAGCGCGGCGTGCACCTCGAGCCGCGGCACCTTCCCGCCGTACTCCGCCGGGTTCCAGATCGTCGGCCCGCCCGCGGTGTGCGGCGTGAACTGGTAACCGTCGCGGGTCTCGGCGCGCAACGCCGTCCAGTCATCGGTGTCCGAACCGTCGAACCCCAACACCACCGGTTCACCAGGTGCCACAGGTCGCTGCTTCGCCCTCAAGGCCCAGCGTTCCACGTCCATCCACGACCCCATGCCGGCCACGACACGGTTCCCGAAGAACCGTTCCGCCTGCCCCGGGTCCTTCTCCAGCAGCTCCGCCGCCTCGCCCTCGATCGAATCCAGGTCGATGTGCAGCGACCCCGCATACACATGCGAGTGGATCCGGCGGCGTTCCGCCTTCACCGTGTACTTCAACCCGGCCGGCGGCAACCGGTGGAACCGGAAAACGTCCCGGGCGCGGGACTCGTTCGTGCGCTGCGCCACCGAATCCTCGGCCGGATCCCACGCGTTCGTGGTCTCCATCGTCCGCCCCGACATGCCCGCCGCGCCGCGCCGCTGAGTCTCCGCGACCTTCCGCATCCGGTTCGTGTCCGTCCAGATCCCCGTCTCGTCCTGCAACGCGAACGTGATCGGGTTCCCCAGCCGCGACTGCGCCGACGACGTCACCACATCGATCCGGCCGCCGTTCCGCAGCCGGATGAACCCCTCACGGACCCGCATCTGCTCGCCGAGCGGCCCGAAATTCACCATCGACTGCAACGGGCGATACACGTTGTCGGTCTGGTCCTCGGACGTCGCCGTGATCTGGATCAGCGGAGTCGGCCACGGCTGACCCATCGGTTCACCCGGCCGGTACTCATACACCCAGCCGCAACCACAGCCATGATCGCGGCAGTCATACACCTCATCACCGGCCGCCCAGCCCGCGAACACCACCGGGCCCGCGCCCTCAGCAGCGACAATCGTCGCCGACCACGGACCCTTCCCGATCTTCTGCGGCGCCACCACCTGCGAACGGCGGAAATGGAAAGCCGGCGCCAACTGACCCAACGACGCAGCCGGTTTCACCCGGTAATGGTTCAGTGTGATCCACAACTGCCAGTCGTACATGACGAACGGGTCCCTGCGCAGAAACCCGAACCCGTCCGGCACGATGCAATGCGCCTCGATCCAATCCGCCACCACCCACAACGTGGGGAAGTCGACGACGAACCCGTCAGCCTTCGGTGCCATCACGGACCACAGCCATGCGGTCCCGCGCCGAAGAACGCACCGGCTGCTGCTCCGCCGTCCGCTCCAGCTCGTTGCGGGCCACCTGCCAGCCGTTCTCCTTCAACCCCGCCGGCGACAACCCGATCTGGTCCGCGAACCGGATCACAGCACCGATCGTCGACGCCGAAGCGTCCTTCGCCTCCGCCTTCACCGACCAGCGCACCCACTGACCCACCGTGTAGTGCCGCCACGGCTCCAGAATCCAGGCACAAGCCTGCGGAGTCCTCCACACCCGCCCCCACAACGCCAACTCCCGCGGCGTCGGAGTCGGCAACGGGAACTCCGGGATCTCCCCCTGAAACCCCTCCGCCGGCAACGTCGTGAACGACACACCGCGGCGATCCGACCTGCCCGAGTTCGGGTCCACCGGAGGCCCTGACCGGTTCCTCGCTCCACCACTAGGCATCGCAATCAACTCCTCAGCTGCACCTGGCAGCAT